TGCCGCCCGTAAATCCTCCTACGAAAGCATTTTGATCGGTACCTGTACCACTAACGACGTTAGCTTGTAACTGATTTGATGCACCACTGAAGTTAGCTCCTCTACGAGCATAAAAAGAATATGTAACCGTTTTACCCGCAAAAGGTATTGAGTTAAGGCTCTCGAAACTCTGAGACATTACTACCGATGGAGTTGCTGTTGCTCCGCTGTTTCGCTGCGCTCTTGCACAATATTGAATAAAAGGCAGGTTAGTCGTATCGCCTGTTGCTTGGCGTGAAATAGTAAGAGATGTAGAGGCTTCTGTTTGCCATCTATCAGCGGTATATAAATAAGCTGAGGCGCTACCTGCAATAGAGGTACCGCGTTGCCAAACGTTAAACTGTGAATTTAGTACAGCGTTTTTACCCGCTACGTTTGTAGATCCGCCGGATGCGGTAGCCCAAGCGAGGCCAGTAGCTGCCGTTGAGTCTGCTGTTAAGACTTGGCCGTTAGTACCGACCGCTAAGCGAGCCGGTGTATCAGCTGCGCTTGCTGCGATTAAATCGCCCTTAGCATCAACGATAGTATTTTGGATAGCGTTGCTGTCATCCTGCGCAACCCAAGAAAAGTCCATATCGGTACCGGATGCTTTAGCCAATACCTGACCTGTTGTACCACCTTTTAGATCAACCAAGCTAGCATCGATGGAGTCACCGAGGGCCTCAATGGCCGTAGCTCCATCTTTTACTAAGTCGGTCGATGTAGGTACCGGCCAATTAAAATTAGGCGTTACTGTTGCCATTTACGTTAAACCTCCATATGCGTTTTCCCAAATGAGTGTGCTATTAACGCCTGTCCAAATAAGGCTAGGCGGACTTACTGTGTCCCATTGTGGGGCGACCAATGAGAAATCTGTTGGACTGAGTGTGAGTGTCATATCTACATATGCAGGGGTAGCACGAATAGCAAAACCTTCGACAAAGCCGTTAAAGGATCCGTTAAACATATTAATCGGTAAATTATTGATTACTACAGGCTCACCAAAAAAGACATCGATGAGCTTGTCACGTTCAGCATCGGGTAATTCGTTGCTGTCTAATCTAAAAGTAAGCGACTGCAGCTGCTCTCGAGGGATGGCGCGTAGTCCTAGCTCGCGATCCATTACATCATTGACGTCTGACAAATTGTGCAGGTTAGAGCTAACGCTGCGCTGATAGCGGCCATATGTAGCAATAGAGCTAGCATCAAGGGCTGTTGCTTGATTGTTGTAATTATTGCCGTAGTTAAAGACCAGCGAGTTACGGATCTTGCCTATCTGTAAAATAGATTTAATACTGCTAGGGGTCGCATAGTTAGCCGAGAAAGTTGTATAGCCGTTAGCCGATAAGTAGGCCGTACGGTGATCTGCATCGGCATAACAGACCCGCCCCGCTTTGTCCTCGTAGATATTTCCGAGTGCGCTTTGAGCAATTTGAGCGCATAGGTTATAGCTGTTAAATGGATTGGCTGCTCTAGAGATCATTTCGTATAGACCAGGCTGATCGATCTCGCCAAGACCTACATTTTCAGCATTAGCCCATGTAGTCGTAGGGTCGTAATCAACCCACTCTAAAGCCGGTGCGACCTCAAACCATGAATTGATTAGTAATTCGTTAAGGATGTCGAAGATCTGATTGCCATCCTCAGTTTTAGGTAAGGCATCTGGAAATAGAGCTTTAGTTAATTTAGCCAAGGCTCCTACTGCCAATATATTGCCAATAGTAATAAATCCGGCTTCCTCCGGTGAGCGTACGGAGATACCAAAATCTGATACCTCGCCGCCAAATACAGGTACGTAAACTCCGGCGCTATTTTTAAGCTCAAGAGTCAAAGCATCGGTTACATCGATGTCAAAGGCTGAGTTATTGGTATTGACAATTTCAAGGCGTGCGTATCCGGCGTTGCATTGTAGGTCGATGTCATCGCGACCAGTTGCCATATTTACGCTTAGTACATTGTCATAAACAGTCGTGCCGATAATTATTTTCCACTCAGGTACCCATGTCATGCTATGTAAACCCCACTACCGCGATTTACAGAGGTACCTCGGTAAGAGGATTGGTTGAGCACATCCTCGAGGCCTCTAGCAATAGCCTCCGGATCGCTGCCTAGACCTGCGTTAATGGTTATGTTGTAAGAGTTAGCAGCTTGAGCTGCATAACGTGATCCACTCATCGCACCTGATACACCGGCTCCACCGGCTAGACCTTGCAGTAGTGAGGATCGAGCTACGTCCTCGATGTTAAAGGTATTGAGTGCAGCTGCGCCTATAGAGCTTGCAGCTAAAGCGGCTGTATCGGCTTCGGTCTGCATATCTAATAGCATTGAGAAAGCATCGGCTCGCGCTTGTATTGCCTCGGATGCTTCGATAAGAGCCGCTGTAGATGCGCTAAGTCCTACACTCATAGGGATAGGCGCGATGTAATCACCGGCTGGGATACCTGAACCTAGGCTTGCACTTGTAGGTATAGGAGCTTTAGCCGCTGCATTAGCTTGAGCGAGAAGTCTTAACATCTCCTCTATCTTGGCTAAAGCCGCATTAAGGTTATCTAGATTAATTAGATCCTTAGGCTTTAGGCTATCAAGGATAGATTTGATGTCTGTAAGTTTTGTATTTTGCCCTGAAAGAGCATTAAGGATCTTTAGATCCTCATTGAGTTTTGCAGTAGCAGCGATAATAGCTGCCTCGTCCTTAGCGGCGATTGCATCCTCTAATGCGAGCATGGACTTCTTGACGTTAAGACGTGCAACATCGTTAGCGATGGCTAGCAGCTGGCTTTGATTAGTGATTTTACCTAATTGATCTGCCTGATTGGTCAGAGCTGCGCCGATCTGGATTTTCTCAAGGTCGAATATGCCTTCACCTTTATTAAGCAAAAGGTTAGCCTTGTCGATAGCGTTAGCAAGTCTCTTGGTCGCTAGCGCTTTTCTTTCGCTTTCTAATTGCTTATTCTTGATCTTAAGCAACTCTAAGGCACGTTTTCTAGCCTCTTGCTCGGCCTTCTTACGAGCCTCTGCCGCCTTTACTTCAGCATCGGTTGATCCTGAAATAGTCATAGGGATACTAAACGGCTTTGGCTTAAGGGCCTCTGCCTTACCTAAGTCATTAAGAAACTTAAAGTAAGAGATGTTATAAACATACTCCCAGTCTTTACTATCAAAGCCCGGGATAACTTTTAATTTATCGGCTAGGACACCAATACCACGAATAACATTAGCCGTACTTTCAGCTGCACGTGTCATGTCATCGGCTAATTTACTGACAGACGTATCCTCGCCTAACATAGACAGAGCATCGATGATGCCTTTACCTATGATCTCCTTAGCGTTACCCGCTGCCACTCCGAGCATTTCCATCTTGCCGGCATAGGTATCTAAACGTGCTGCATTTTGTCCGGCAAACTGTTCATTGAGAACTGTCTGGATGTCTGCAAAATTCTTAGTATTTAATTCGGCTTTTGTAAGACCAGTATTATATTTTGCTAATCCTTTTGTTTGCCCTAAATATGCCAGTCCCAAATCTTTAGAAACTTCAGCCGCATCAATTCCACTACCGGCCGATACATCTAGAGCAAGTTTAAGTAACTCTTGAGATTTAGTAACTGAGCCCGTAGTCTGCAAAAGACTCTGAAAGGCCGGTCTCAAAACGTCATCTGATACACCGGCAGTAGCTTCTAGATCAGATATAAAACTCTTGATCCGGGCATCCTCAAAACCTAAGCCTAGATTTTCTACAGCTTTAGTTAGTCGTACAGCTGCCTTTTCATCCTCAGCAAAAGCCTTCATAGATGCTTTTGCGAAAGCTATAACTTGAGCTGTACCAAAAGCCAAGCCTAAAGCTCCGGCTAACTTTTTAGCGTTTTTACCGAGTTTCTCGGTGGCCGTTTCGGCTTGCTTAAATCCTTTACCGTCTAGCTTAGAACCTATGTTAATTACAGGGATAGCCATTATGCAGCCCTACTTAATGGGCCAGCCTCAACCCGAGAATTAAAGGCCCTTGTAATCTTGTCTATAGCAGTAAGCGCAGCGCCTTCGGCCTTGCCTTGATCTTGAGCCCAAGCCTTAAAAATCAAACGGCCGCGGCCCTTAAGGCTGCTCGTAAGCTCTGGCAAGTTGTCGATAAATTGAGCACCTGCACCCGGGTTTACTGATCGACTGACTTTCTTACTTACGCCTCCGGCTTTAGGGCCTACCCATGGCTGCGGGCCATTACGTCCAGCAGTCTCATAGATAGCACCGGCAGCGGATTTATTTGAGATAGTAGCCATAGCACTAAAGCCGTATGGATTTACTTTTCCTGGGGTTGCTCTAAAACCTATTCCAGATTTAATCGTAGTCGCATTGTAAGTAGGAAACTTACCCTCACTAAATGACCGACCAGCCCAGCCGGACATAGGAGCCTCGGCAGGTACAAAGCCTCGCGCTTTAGCCACTACAGGTTTCATCGCAGAGGCTAACTCTTTACGTAATTGCTTTTCTAAATCAGGAGCAAAAGAGCGCAAGGCTTTACGAAGGTCGATGTTTCCTCTTATTTCGATTTGCATCGCTAGCCTCCTTAGCCTCATCTTTAAGCCCCTGCACAAGTGCATCGAGCATCGTCTTATCTAGATCCAATAGCGCTTGAGGCGCGACTCCCAGTCTGATACTTAATCTCGCGATCAAATACGTAAAAGGGAGGTCGCGCTTCAGGCTAAAGGGTCGCTATCTAAAACCTCTACGGATCTGAGAGTTTCTATGAAACTTTCTCCGAAAGGTTTAGGTGCCTGTCCCGCACGCTTTGTAATCTCCCAAGCCAAGTAGTAGACCATCGACTGTTCCTCTCGTTCACGAAAGGCCTTGTGGAACCCAATTTTGTAAAACTGTTCGAAAGAATATTCAACAGCCGGCGAGATTTCGCCTTCTAATTCGGTTCCATCTGTTCGTACGATCTTTAGCTTTGCCATGGTTTGCCCCTTTGTTAGTTAGTTTTAGAAAGTACCTGTAGTAGCGACTACTGTCTTTGAGTTACAAGTAAATGTAATATCGATAGTAGCTTCATCTGCAACAGCACCATTAATCGGAGTGAAATTGTCCACAAGGATCGTACCGCTGTACAAAACGTTAGTCGCAGATACCGCAGCTGTTGTATCTTGGATC